GTCAATGAGCTAACGCTCAATCCTACATCAGAGACTATTTCTTATATTGATGTACGACTACGCAAGAAGATCGATAAGAGTCGCATTAAGCTAGAAGTTATTCCACCTGAGTCTTTTAGAATTAGTAACGAAGCTAAAGACATTGAAGACGCTAACTTTGTTGGTTTACAATCAGAGATGACACGTTCAGATCTCCGTAAGTTCTACCCTGAATGGGCAGCGGGATTAACAGAACAAGAGTGGCAATCTCTAGGAACTGACGAAGATTGGTTAGGTAGCGGTAACTACAGTGAAGACGTTGCTGCTAGAAAAGAAATTACTGGTCAGAGATACTGGCAGGGATACGAAGGTAAAAATACTTATCCTGCAGAAGCCAGCCGTGAAGTTACACTAACTGAGTCTTGGATTCGGGTAGATAGAGACGGAGACGGTATTGCAGAGCTTAAGCACTTCATTACCGTAGGAAATCATATTCTTTATGAAGAAGATACCGAATACGTACCATTAGCTAGTATTGTACCAATTGATATTCCACATGAATTCTTTGGTTTATCAATGGCAGACTTTACCCGGTCTTCTACTCTTGCTAGCACAGCAATCCTTCGTGGATTTGTAGAGAATACTTACTTAACCAACTATTCTCCAAAGCTAGCTGATCCAAACGTAGTAGACTTCAGTGCGCTACAAAACATGAAGCCTAAGCAGATTATTCCAACTAACGGTAATCCACAGGGCGCAGTAGCAGCACTAGCACCAGAGACTATTTCAACAGGTACCGTACCACTGCTTGAACATCTACAGATGATTAAAGAACAAGCAACAGGTATGTCAAAGGCTGCACAGGGTCTAAACGATACGCTTTATGTATCGGGTAACTCTGAACAGAAGCTTTCAGCTGTACAATCAGCTGCTCAAAAGAGGATCCAGCATATCGCGCGTAGATTTGCGGAGACTGGATTTAAGCGACTCATTAGCGGTATCTATGAAACGCTGTATGCTAATATGAAAGGTAAGCAACCCTATTCTCTAGATGGAGCATATGGGATTGTTAACATGAGTGAGTTACCTTCAAAGATGGACGTAGAGATTCTTCTCGACATTGGTGAAAACTCTAACGCTACTATTATTAATAAGCTTAGCAAGGTAGGAGCAGAAATTCTACCGGGGCTAAATCAACAGGGTGCCGGTATGGTAATTAAGCCAACGGCTCCTGCTGTACTAGCAACTAAGTTAATTGAAGCAATGGGAATCGATAGTAATGACTTCCTTGAAGACTATACTCAAGAAGAGTTTGTACAAAAGGCAGCTCAGGCAATTGAACAACAGAGTAAAGATGCTCAGGCTAATCAAGCCATTGAACAACGTAAGAAAGAAGCTGATGCTGCACTAGCAGAAGCTAACGTCAGTTATACTCATGCTCAAGCTAAAAATACTATGGATGATAATGCTCGCCAACTTGCAGTGTCTATTGATAAGCACTTCCAAGAGTGGGCAGATATGACCATTAAAGCAACTAAAGAGGGTGCAACTTTACCGGAGCATCCTTCCTATGATCAGGTTCTTATGCTTGCCCGTCAAATTATTATGGGACAGCCAGAACCACAACAACAGGAAATGACACAACAAGATGGACAAATACCGCAAGACAGCTGAGACGAAGCTAGGTAATAATAAGTCATACGGTAATCATAAAGTTCATCCTGAAGAATTGGCGCGAAGGGCTCATGTTAAGGGTCACTTCGCCGCCAAGGAACGGGATGAATTCTTTGATGAAGTATACGGTGAGGTTCTAATCGACCTCTTTATTGAATGGCTCAAGACGGAGCCGCATGAAACAAAGTCCCGTGAGTTTCTCTATAGCTCTGCTATGGCACTAGGAAGTGTTAAAGAGAAAATGATAGGCTTTGAAATGTATGGGAAGAATATTCCACATATGATGGAGGACACTAATGGCGAAGCGACTAATTGATTACGCCCAACTTACTAAGAATTATGAAACTATGATTGATACACTAGAGTATGACTCTATGCGTAGCGCAGGAAAGGCTAAGCTTAATGCTGAAGTACTTTATTATATGCACGCGCTTAAAGATCGTTATAGTTCTAAACAACCTAAACCTGTAGTAACACCTGTTACTAAGAAGGGAGGTAATTAGAAATGAAAGATACCAATGCAACAACAGACTCTACCCAATTGGATGACTCTGTAGCAACGGGTGAAAGTCGAACTGAAGAGGCTATGCTGGCTGACATTCTTCGTAATACTGAGTTTCTCAGTGATGAAGAATCTCTACCCGATGAGCAAGTACCACAGTTAGACGCGGAAGACTCTGATGACGAAGACCCAGAAGAATCAGACGAAGCCGATAACGTTGATGATGAAGAAGAAATCGAAGAAGATGAAGTGGAAGCAGAAGATGCGGATGATACGTCTACCCAAGAAGCTGATGTCTACACTACTGATGACCTCGATTTGGATGCTGCTGTACTCGTTAAAATTGACGGGGAAGAAGTAGCTGTTACCTTTAATGACCTTATCAAAGGTTATTCTACTGAACAACATCTTTCTAACAAGGGTCGTGAACTTGGCGAAGCACGTAAAATAATGGAAGAGGAGTATCAGAGTAAAATCCAAGAGATTAACTCCATGGCTCAGGCTTCTGCTGCTGTGCTTTATAGTCAAGAACAAGAACTCGCTAAGGAATATCATGAGATTGAAGCAGCTATTGAACAAGCTCGTGCTGATGGCGACACCTATGAAGTTAATGAATTGAAAGATAAGCGAGAGCAATCTCAAAAACAATACTGGGAAGCACGCAAAAAACGTGAGTCACTAGTGGAGGCAGTTCAAAAACAAGAAGAAGTAAAGATAGAACAACAATGGTCAGAGCAATTGAATTATTTCAATGAAACAATTCCAACTCTAATCCCTGACTTTAATGAAGATACTGCAATGGCAATTCGTGAATTCGCTATTGAAGAAGGAATTGCACCTGAAGTATTAGATACTATTGCAGATCCTATCATTGTTAAATTTGTTGATGACTATCGGCGCTTAAAACAAGGTGTTTCTAAAGGCCAAGCTAAACGTAAAACTACCACTGTTAAAAAAGCGCCTATTCGTAAGGCTAAAACTCGTTCCCAGAAGGAAACAAGTAATGCTGAACGGCTACGGCAAAAGGCTTTAAGTGGTAATGCTTCAGCTGATGAACAACAAGATTTTCTTAGGAGTTTAGCACAACGCTCACTTAACTTATAATACCTCGGAGGTATATGAATAATGGCTAATAATCTTGGTGTTCGCGGCACCGGAGGTCCAGCAGGACCAGCTCGCGGAACCGGCAAAGACGTCTCACAGCGTGAGGATCTTGCCAACTTTATCACGATGATTACTCGTGATGAAACCCCTTTCATGTCATCTATTGGCAAAGCAAAAGCAACAGCTATCTACCATGAGTGGCAGACAGACCAGCTGGAAGCACCAGGCAACTCTCGCATTGGCGAAGGTACAGACTGGATTGCACCAGACGCAACAGGCTCAGGCGGTACAGGTGCAACACCTGCAACTGGCAACAAGTTTGCTATCTCAGGCCCATATCGCACTCGTCTGGGTAACTACACTCAGATCAACGGTAAGACAATTGCTGTATCAGGCACACGCCGTGCAGTAGATCAGGCCGGTGTAGCTGATGAGTATGCTTATCAATTGAAGAAGCGTGGTACAGAACTACGCCGTGACGTTGAGTTTGATATGATTCACTCAATGAACACTTCAAACGCTGTAGGTACACAGAACGCTAACGCTCGTTCAGCTGGTGGTTATCAGGCCTTCATCAACTCAGCTTCAACAGTTGACTACGTTGGTGAATTCCAGGCTCCTTCAGCAGCAACAACTGGTCCTGGTACAGATGCAGACGGTACAGCCGTAGCACGTTCAACCATTGCTGGTTCAACTACTGCACCTGATCGTGACCCAATTGCTTTGACTAACATTGACTCAGTAATGCAGAAGATCTATGAGCAAGGCGGTAAAGCCTCAAAGATCATGCTGTCACCAAAGCTTCGCCGTGACTTCTCTGACCTGATGGTTGGCGACACAGGCGTACAGCGTAACATTGACGACTCAGGCAAACTGCGTCAGTCAGTTGACATCTATATGTCAGACTTCGGTGATCTAATGGTAGTTCCTAACTACGTCATGGGTCTCACAAACAACTTTGCGTTTACTGGTGACAACAACGTTGCTCACTCAGGCGCTGGTGTTACTAACCTTGCTAACTTCTCTGCATTGATCTATGATCCAATGTGGTTTGCTATTGCAACTCTGCGTCCTCTTGCAGAAGTTGACGTAGGACAGCAAGGCGACTCAACTAAAGGCATGATGGTTGAAGAATCAACCTTGGAAGTTCGTAACCCATTGGGTTGTGGTGCTATCTACGGCCTAGAGTAGGTTTTATTGAGGGGAGGCTTTCGGGCTTCCCCTCTTTTTACTATAGGAGTATAATATGAAGATATGCGCAGATTGCCCATCACCAGCTAAATGTAAAGCTGCAGGCAAGTGTATGAAGGGTATGCCTTTACCTAAGTCTAAACCACCTAAAAATGTTAGACCTAATCATCCAATGAATACTGAGCGAACTACTGGTTTAAAGATGGATCCGCAGTATAAGTCATCGGGTGGTACTGTATTTAAGGGGCGATAGATATGAAAATTAAATCAGGTGATACACTATCTCAGATTGCTAAAAGTAAAGGTATGACGCTTAAAGCCCTTCTTGCAGCAAACCCACAAATTAAAAACGCTAATCAAATTCGTGTAGGTCAAACTATTACAATCCCGCCTAAGGCTATGCAAGCCGGTTCAGCTAACAAAAACCCTTATGCTGGAATGACACGTACTCAGATGGCTATGATGGACGTTAAAAATAAAGATAAAACGGCTCAACAAATGGCTACGCAAAGTATGCAATCTCAAGGCAAACAAGGTGGTAGTCGTACTGCACCTACTAAGAAAAATAAAAATACTGGTAGTAGCATGAATATGTCTAAGTTTGAAGAAATGAAAGCTAAGATG